ACGTTAAGATCTGCAACTGTAACAGTACCATAGAAGTCAGAACGAACCATCTTCTTGCCATAGCGAGTCATAACGCCCTTACGCGGCGTGAAGTCCTCTGGAGCGAAGATTGTTGGAGTAACGATTAGAGGCACATAAGGTGCGTATACATAACCGGTCTCAAGATAGCTTCCGCCCTTGAATCCTACGAGAACCTTATTTCTTGGGAAGTAAGGATCTTTGTATACCGTGAAACGGTTACTAAGGGTTCCAACCTGTTCGGCTCCAATACTCATTGGAGTTCCGACTTGGCCGTCTCCGTCCAAGCTATAAGTAGGTCTATACAGAACTGAAGCTTCGAGGATAGTTGCAATATCTGGAGAAACTACGATGAAGTTAGCTGATCCGCGTAATGTAAGCCTATGAATCTCATTAGCAACATCAATAATGGTCTCAACTAGAGTCTCATACCATTCACGAACTGTACCGGTGAAGCTTGGACCAATGTTCCCTGCTCCGCCTGGAGTAACTAGAGCGCCACTCCGCTTGTTCATGAACTTACCTGGTGAGCGCGACCAGTAGAAGTTCGTCTTAGCCTGAGTGAGTAGATCATTAAGAATTTCACGATCCAACTCAAGAGCAATTTGTTCAGAAAGGATCTGAGTAAGCTCAACTTCTGCGTCTAAAGAGTGATACGCGTTAAGATCTTGAGCAAGCTCTGGTGACCAGCGAGCGCGGAGCTTTCTAGTAACTGCAGTAACCGCAATAGATTCAACTTTAATATCAATCTCTGGAATCTCTGGTGAAGGTGTAGTACCGAAGTTAGACTCAAAGGTTGGAATCGTTAGCGCGTCTCCATCACTGCCGACATTTAAGCTTGGTGATAAAATATAATCAATATCCATTCCCTCAGAGAAAGAATCTGTACCTGAGATAATCATCAATATTGCAGCGTTTGAATCACCCGCCTTAGTTAACGGATCGTGAGTGAATGAAGTTCCATCCCATTTACCAATCTGGTTAAGTCGTCTAACGTTAATAACCTTGTTTCCTGAAATTTGAACGTCTTGATCTTTAAGAGTCTGCGAGGGACCTGCAAAGTTAATAGCGGATGCCGATGGTATAAGAGCGAAATCCTTAACCATTGAAAGATCACCATTACTAAACTGAGTAGAGTTCAGGTCTACAAAAACAGCAGTGAAAACGCCTAAGCCTTCGCTGTTTGGATGATCTTCGATCAGCCTACAAATCTGTTCGTCAAACTGGAGAAGCTTACCATCAGAACCGGTAGCGGTCATGCGTTTATAGCTAGTGCCACCGCCCGAGAACGTAGTAGTTCCCTGGTATGCTCCAGAAGCAAGTAGAGTAATAGTGTTAGCTAACTGGTGGACTCTTGAATAACCAGAGCCAGCAAGATTGTACTGACCACCGATTCCAAGAGAACCAGAACGTACGCCTTTACCCGTAGGAGCATTATAAATAGAGCTTCCTGAAGGGTACGTAGCAGAATCACCATCAGACTGGCCACCTACAGAGGTTCCATATGTGTAGTCTAGATAAAAAAGCAATCCAGACGGAAGGCTCATTGGCTGAACTGACACTAATTCATTAGCAACTAGTCCGCCGAAAACTCTGCGAACAATTGGAAATGCGATATTCTGAAAACCACGAAGATCTCCAGACGAAGTTAAGTTTCCACCACCGGTGGAAATTGAGTTGGCTTCACGAAGTACTTGCGATGCTTGGTTTTCAAGTAAGGTCGCCATATTTTCGCGAGTGGTACCTTCCAATCCCCTAAGGAGACCAGTGCGGGACCACTTTTCAATTAACCTTCTGTTACCCGTTCCAACGTTGCGTTGGCGAATACCTTCAGTTAACTGATTCAGTGTAAATTTTTTTGACATTTTGTTTTATTCCTTTTAAATGGATGCTTTTTAATCTGAGACGGCGCCCCGACGCTATGCGCAGGACGCCGCCATTCGATTAATCAAACATTATTAGATTACGTTAAGATCTGCAACTGTAACAGTACCATAGAAGTCAGAACGAACCATCTTCTTGCCATAGCGAGTCATAACGCCCTTACGCGGCGTGAAGTCCTCTGGAGCGAAGATTGTTGGAGT